CACTTCGTTCTCTCGCTGTTTGTGATACCGAGTTTTTCAAGTTCAGTCATTTTCCTTTCTCCTTATCTGAGTTGGATTGCACATCTCTCAATGATTCGTCTATCGCTGACTGCGCGTTCTGCACATTCTGCAAGAGTTTTTGAAGAGAGCTCAAGTGCGCGTCTAAATCGACTACACTCTCCAAGTTCCCTCTGTAACTTTCGCTGTATCGCGGCGTCTCGCTCGCGCACCCGCATAGCAGAATCATTGAGAGTAGTAATACTTTTTTCAAGGTTGGCAATTTCTTTATCCTTCCTTTGCAGTGTTTCGATCTGGTGAGCAAGTAGCCGTTCTCGCTCCTGTGTCCACCTTAGCTCCGTTTCTTGCTGGCCGAAGTGGTAACCCAAGACACTCGAAAACATGACGGCGGCAATAATCAAAATTACTCGGATCATTTTCTGAAAAAGAGTTCTAGTTCTGCATAACGGCGGCGACGCAAACCTTTCTCATAGGCCGTCCCAGGATTGCAATACTTCGGCCACCATTCTCGGATTCCGTCCTCGTTCTCTGCGTTCACCATTTTGAATAATGTGTACCGCCTGCATTTCGTAATGCCGAAGTTGAATACAAAGCTCATTAAAGCAATAAACTGATTCTCGGTCACTGGAACTTTGACAATGGCTGCTAACTCCTCCTGCGTTTGAACCAGGTCTTTAGTTAGAAGGTCGTATGCTTCAGCCCGCGTAATGTGTTCATCAGGGTGGACACCTTTCGTGTGCCCGAACCCAATGGTCCAGACCCCAGCAGGGCATTTGTAAGATTCGAGGGCCGGTCCCCCTTTAGGGCCTTGCTCAAACTCAGATATGAACTGAGTTGCTAATTCAGGTGGATACAACAATATGTCTTGCTTTCTCATTTGGGATTTTCTCCTTTGAGGTTAGGCTCGTTAACGCCCAACTTCTCTTTGACTTTCTTGTCCTGCTGTTGCTGTACTGAATCCAGGAGGATCCTAACTCTGGAAGGGATGACAGATCCCAGGCCCGCCTTCTCGACGTTCTCCAAGATGGATATGAGTTCATTAACTGATAAAGCACCGATCGCCCACGCGCCGATAAATGGCATGGAAAGGATTTGGTCAATGCCGTGGAAGCCGATGGCCGTGAACAGAATGACAAACTTGCGCAGGATCCCTTTTATTCCGACACGTGACGATAGCGTGTGCGTGACTTTGGCAGCATAAAGGCCTGTCAGATAATCCGCGACCACGAAAGCGAATAGCCAATTAAAGAGAAAGAGGTGCTCGCCCATCACGCTGGCAACTAGGCCGCTGAGAAGACTGCCGATACCGACAACCAAGTTGCGTATCGCGTTGGCGTCCAGGTCGCGCACAATATTGAAAAGGTCCTGCCACATATCCGTCCTAGAGGTTTACGTTCTGCATTTTGGCTAACTCGATAGGCCTCAATGCAACGGCTCCTCGCATTGTCAACCATCGTGTCGGCTTCAAGTATCAGGACCATGTTAGAAGCGCTCCAGAGTTCAATGCGCACACCTAGCAAAAAGCCCCTCGGATTGAGGGGCGGAGTGGTTAAGAGTTGCCTACGTTTTTCAGCATAATGCGCCTCCTGTGGAAAGAAGGTTAAGCGTCTGAACTTGCTTTGTAGAACCAAAGGGAATAATCCGATGTGTTTCCGCCTCGGCATAAGAATTTAATAGTGGTTCCTTTTTTAACGTAACTGCAGATCCCAGCTCCCGCAGTGTTTCCGTTAAGAACGGAAGCAAGTGCCATCTGCCCGTTATCGACTTGGATTTCAAGAGCTGAGACTGTGATTGAATTGCACCGAGAAGTCACCCAGCCGTTGTACGGAGCGATGTAAGTAAAGAAGTCCGTTGTGCTTGTACAAGGAATGTTAATGCCATTGCGGACAATCGGAGCACACTGTTCAGAAACCCAAGACTTTTTACTTTGCAGAAACTTCTCAGCGAATAATTGAATAAGGGCTTTAAGCATTGAAGCCTCCTCTCATGTTTTGTCTAGCGTCAACTTTCTGCTGTAGCTCGTAAGCAAGTGCAGTCGGGAACTCAGGCCACGGCACAAACGGGAAACCCTGCTCCTCAGGTAAGTTTCTCAGTGCTTGGCGATAGGTCTCAAGGGCCGCTCTGTCAGCGTCCTCAAGGGCACTGCACTTGGCTCCTGCCGACCGAGCAACAGTGATATCAGGCAACTTCACGTAATCGTCTGTGTCGCTGATACGAGCGTTTCTCTCAGCCTTCACCTCGTTGGCATAGCGCTGTGTGCAGAATGCGTCTGTGTTTTCAGGCAACTCGGATTCTGTGTAGAACTGACCGTCGGCGGATTGATACAGTCCGGTCGGTGATTCCTCGCCGAGCCAGAACTTCATGCCGTTGTAGGTTTCCTTGAGCGTGTAGTGCTCAGCGGCGTATGCGTCATCGGCCTCGTTGTTGAAGACATGAACAACGGGAGAATTACTCCGAGCCACAATGCGGCCTTCGTGGTCACGGATACAGTATTTTTCAATGGGCCTGGCCTTGGCCGCAGCCAGGTATTGAGCTTTGATTTCACTTAGTGTGGTCATTCAGTTCTCCTACTGAAGTGCGTCGATTTCGTCCTGGGTAGCGCCATTGGCCAGGCAGAGTTCTTTAAACATCTGGATCAATCCCAAGTTCGTGTAAACCTGTTCTTTCTCAGTGTCGGAAACCGTTTGCTGAGCAAGGAGCACGGCTTCTGTTTTTGCGACTGCTCCGATATTCGTGCGGGCAATAGTTTTCTCATTGTCAGAGAAGGATTGACTGGCTACACCAACACGTTTATCTAAAGCCTCACCAGTCGCCTTTGCATCAGCAAAACCGCCAGCAAGTTTTAACGACGTGTCCGAAACAGGTTTGTTAGTCAGGTTGTTGTAGTTTGTCGTGCCCGCTGGCCCCGTCGGTCCCGCAGGCCCTTGACTGCCCGCTACACCTTGCAAACCTCTCGGGCTGCGGATATTGACTGTGCCTGGATTACTTAGGTTCCCGTCATTTGTCCAGGAGAGGTCACCTTCCGCGCTAACTGCTGGTGTAAACGTCACACCTCGGGGTCCTTGACTTCCCGTGGCGCCCACACTGCCCGCGCTACCTGTATCGCCTTTTCCGCCTTTCGCGCCGAACAAAACCCAGTAACTTGTCTGGGAGTTCGGGATGTAATTTGCTGGTACGTCCTGGACGGCTAAGTAAACATTCCCGTCCGTGTACCTAACGAAGTCAAAAGCCAGGTAGGTGGCCGTTGAT